AGGGATGAGGAGTATATCAAGGCAATGGAAGTAGAAGTAGAGAAGTTCTTAAGCGAGGTCGAAGATACATTAACTAAATTGAAAGCGAGAAAAAATGGCCTATGAAATGAAAGAAGGCAGTTTTAGCCTATTTAAAAACAATCGTAAGGAAAAAGAAACACATCCTGACTATGCTGGATCAATAATGATTAACGGCAAAGAGCATTACCTTAACGCCTGGCTAAAAGAAGGCAAGAATGGTAAGTTCTTTTCGGGATCAGTCGGCAAGGAAAAAGCACCAAATGATAACTTTAAGCCTAAAGGTGCAGATGAGCTGCCAAAGAATACAATAGAGGATGACGAAGTTCCGTTTTAATTAACAGATGAGATCGGCATTAACCTTCACGAAGGAGAGCCAGCGCCCTACCGATTACGCTGGCAAACGCTTTGACCAAGCATTGCACGATAAGTACGACCCACCAGCTAGGAAAGCTGTATCCGAATGGATGAAGATGAAGTGGGGTCTAGATTGCAGGGAAAACCCTAATGTGTATGGAGTCGATTTAATCGCCTACAGAGAAGGAAATCCAGTTGGCTTTGTTGAAGTTGAAGTACGGAGCTGGAGCTTTTGCCACCATACCACCATTCATATAGCGCATCGTAAAGCAAAATTGTTTCGACAAGATCTCCCTGTTCTATTTTTTGCACTAACTCACAACTTAAGTCATGCGTACTGGATGAAAGCTGAGTTGGTGGAAAAGTGTCCATTGATAGAGGTCAATAATAGGGAAGTCCCTAGTGGGGAGTTCTTTTTTGATGTCCCTGTCAGTTGGTTTAAGTATGTTAATTTAACAGACCTATTTTAAGATAAGTATAAGGCTCTTTCGTCTTTTCGCCTGTTTGTAAGGCCCTTTAATTCTTTGCCACCAGCTTTATTCCACTTTAGAAACTCCTCGGAAGCAGACTCAAACTCGCCTCGATTGTGTTTCATCCGAAGGGTAGAATTTTGGAGATTACCGAGTCCAACATTGAAGGCGAAAGAAACAAGTGCGCCAAACCGACCAGGAGTAAGCCCATTAGGACATAATCGTTTAACTCCGCTTTCAAATGTTTGTAAATCCTTAGCAAGAATTTCATCTACTTCCCCCATCGATAGAGTGCGATCCCATCCATTAGGAATAGGCAAAGTCTTACGCTCTGCTAAAGGGATTTTAATGTGTGATTGATCGATTACATGACCTACACCTACAGTCCAGATTAATGCCGGACATTGATATGGTTTAATCCTTACACCTTCATGATGTTTGATAGTATCAATGACACGCTGATCTAAACTCATTTTTTAAATGCTTGAGTACCAAACCAAAACGATACAACGCTTGCCCAGATGATTTGGGTTTCGTTATCCCACAACATATCAAGAGCAATGCTGAAATCTACGCCTGTTTTCCAAGCATACATAAAGCCAAATATCTCTACAAAAGCAAACAACATAAATAAACCATAAGTAATAAATGAACGAGTAAATGCTCTGGCATTAATAACCCATTGAGCTGCACCTTGTCCGATGGCTATATCATGGGCATAGAGAGCCTCACGCTCTTTCTCAGCACTTTGTATTTCAATCTGCTCAGTACGGATCTCCTCTACTCTGGCTTGGGCTACATAGCCTTCTTTGAGCATCTGCAACTCACGCTCAGTTTGCATCTTAACTAACTCTAGTTCATGCGCTTTATCTGACTTATCTTGAAAATAATCCATTAGCTTTGGCAGACCGCCAGCCAGAAAAGAAACTAAAGTAGTAAGCAAAGTAAACATTATGATCCCCAATAAACATACATTCCAAAGGCTATCCAGCCAGATGCAACAACCCATCCCCACATGAATAAATCAAAGTCATCATTCATTACCACTTATATCCCCAGGTAGCGTACCAAGCTATAACTGCTGCTACTGCAAAGCACCAAAATTGCAAGCGTTTAATAGCCCTTAAATCGTGCTGGTATTCCTCGTTGTCTTTTTTGCGTAAGTTTTCTATATCCATTTTTATCTTTAAAACCGCTTCCCACTCTTTAGCACCATGCTTTTTAACAAAGTCTATTTTTAACTTTGCTTCCTCATCGCTAATTTGTTTTTTATGCTGCCATTGTTTTAAAGCCTTAATTAATGCTTGTTCTTTCTTAAACTCTGATTCTCGTCTTAGTCTGAGTCTTTCGTTTGCTTGTTTTTGGGCAACATCCAGTCCATCGTGCTGTATGTTTTCAATAGACTGAGATAAGCCCTTACTTGCAGATCTGCTTGCTTCAAGGCTGTTTGTAAGTCCTTTAACACTTTCTGATAGTCCGAATGGGTCTGCCACATCTTAGCCCACCTTAATATGGCCTACTCCAGCAAGATAGGTTACAACTCCTACTGCTGCAACACCAACAAACCAAAAGAGCTTAGTAACTACTGATCTGCCAACAGAGGTATAGACATTCTCTATAACTCTTTCAGTTACCTTCTCAACAATATCCTCAATTTCTTTCTCTGTTAGATTAGCCATGATTAGGTCTTAATGATGAAGTTGATACCGAGGTATGGTGGCAAATTAGCGTTAGTTCCAGACGAGCCATTAGATGCCGTTGTTCCACTATAAGTATGATTGTGGTCGCTTAAAGCAGGACTTGTTCTAGTAGCAGAAGCAGTTGCGTAAGATGCTCCAGCAAGTCCATAAACAGTTGCTCCTAGACCCCATTCTGTACCACCAGCACCAGTAACAAGGGCTGAATCGTGGCTATGGTTTGCACTTTGATTTCCTGTAGTTCCGCTATAAGTATGTGTATGGGCAACAACTATAGCATCTGCGCTACCGCCTGTTGCGCCTACAGTAGTTCCATAAGGACTACGATTTGTGTAGTTAGGTACATTGAATGTAGTTGATCCATCACCTACACCAAAAGTTGTACCAATTACCGCAAATAACGCAGCATATGTAGTTCTGCTTACCGCAGCTCCAGCGCATAACAAGTAACCAGAAGGAGCTGTACCAGTACCCCACATATTAATAACACCAGTAGGAACAGCAGATGCTACAAAAGCAGTAGTGGCTAATTGAGTAGTATTAGTGCCTGCCGATGCTGTAGGGCCTGATGGAACACCAGTAAATGTAGTTGTGCCTGTTACCGCTAGGTTTCCACCTACAGTAAAGTTATCACTAGCTGCGCCTGTCTGTTGGTCTTTTAGTTGGCTCATTAACTCACGAATAGCATTATTAATGCCAGATGGAGCGCAGCCTTCTGCAATGTTAATACTGTCTATGTCGGTATTGTTAGCTGGATTGCTATCAAATTCTGAAATCTTTGTCTTTGCCATTTTTTATTCCAATAGAGAAGGAGCAACAACACCAGCACCTACTTGTTGTTGTAATGCTTGATTGCGTAAATATTCATCGAGTAATTTTAAACGATCTACGATCTGTGCTTGTCTTGCAGGGTCTACAGAATATAGATCAGGAGCTAGTGTTTCAGCAGTTCTACCGCCTGGGCCTGTAACCGAGCGCAATAGATAATCCATGCCACCTTTTACAAGTCCTTTTTCTGCCATCTGTGGGACTAGCTCTGTACTGCCCTCAAACTCTTTGGCTGCTTCTGTTCTACGCTGAGTAGGGCTACCGCCTGTAATCTGAATGTCAGTAGAGCGAATAGCTTTTTCTCTACCTAATTGCAACTCTAAGTTTTTGAAAGCATCATCACCGATTAGAACTTTAATCTGATCTCGTTTCTCTGGTGATCCAAAGGTACGCTTAATTTGGTCTATGCCATCTGCGCCTGATTGAATCTTTGTACGAATAGCATCATAAGCACCAATAGCAAATCCATCTTGCTCTGCTGGGTTTAACCCATCGTAAGTTTTTTTGAGAGTACGAGCATCAATATCAAAGAATCCTCTGCCATTCTCAATAGCATCAAATACTTGTGTTGGCCCACCAAACGCTTGTCTAGCTTGTTTATATTCAGCAGGAGCTTGGCTATCAACTACACCCATAAACTCACCACGAACCTTTTTAAGAGAATTAACCTCATCCTTGCCTAGACCAGATGCCGGAGTCTTGCTCCAGTTAATCTCATCGTCTATACCACGCTTGATATAGTCAATAGTCTTAAGATCAAAAGTGTTACCTTCTGGCTTTAATGGTGCTAATGGGAAACCTTCTCTAGTGGCAATTCTGTTAGCCCTAGCGTATGCGCTTTGGAACGCTGGGTCTAGCATAATGTTATCTATGGTCTTATTGCCAATAGATACAGGGCTTGCATAAGCAGCATCGTACAAAGGTTTAGAGGCAGCGTTTCTTAACTTAATAATATCGTCTGCGATCTCCATTGGATCTTTGTTTACATTAAACGCTTGCTGGAAGTCTGTAAGAATACGATTGCCTGCGCCTGCTTTACGCTCCTCTGCCAAGTTCTCTGCTACTACTCTTGCTCCAGGATAGCTTGCAACAGTTTCGCCTAGTTGCTTTGTAGCCTTGCCACCAAACTCCATGATGGTTTCTGGCTTATATCCTGATAGCCTAATCTGATCCATTGCAGTCTTAATTTCTGGCAATGTAAGGCTATCTCTTTGTAGTGCTTGGATAATCTTAGTATCTGCTTTGCGCTGTACAGCATCGCCACTCATGCCAAAGAAATCAGCAGTTTTGCCTGTAATATTCTTAACAATAGGAATGTCTTTTGTAGCCTCTACAATGGTCTTGGCTAGATCAGGGATGCCTAGTTTTTCAGCAACAGCCTTAGTAGTTGCACCACCAGCCTTCATACCACCAAGAACTACAGGGGCTAAGATTGCGCCTTGGACTGCACCCTTTTGTGCGCCCATTGCTCTTTCGCCTTCTTGAGCAGTACCAGCACCAGTTAATCCACCAGCTCCAGCCCCAGCTCCAGATACTCCGGCTACTGCTTTAAAGCTAGAAGGAAGTTTAGATAATAGGTTAGCTACTTCTGGGATCTTTCCAGCAGCCTGTACAGCAGTTTTACCAGCAGCAAACGCTACAGGCAAACTACCAGCAATCTCAGATGCCATAGCTTGATAAGGTTTTTCTGCCTCAAATTCTTGCTTGGCAAATTGAACGGCAGCAAGGTTTTGCTCGTATGGCTTTTTGTTTTTGAGGGTCTTAATGACTGCCTCAAACTCATCACCAAATCCAAATGTTAGCCCTTGAATACCAGCTTCAATATTGCCATAGGTAGAAGTTGCACCTTTAGCTTTAGCATAGTTTTCAGCAGCACCTTTAAATCGAGATGCTGTGTAACCTTCTGCGTTTAAATATTGATTAATCTCTTGTGGCTGCACATCAGGATTAGCCAATAATTTATCTACATTACGAATAACTTTTTCAAACTTTTCGTATGCCATTACTCTAATCCTCTATCTTTTTTAAATTGATTCATATCGAATGGTACATAAGATTTACCAGCAGCAGTTTTCATTGCGTTTTGAGTTACTTCTCTTGCTAATTGTTTTTGTGCAATTTTCTCTGGTTTATCTCCTGGCTGTGGGAAATAAGTTCTAATCTCATCTTTCATCTCATCTGTACCAATAACTGCACCAGACTCTTTACGCAGATTTGCACGAACCCAGTTTTCTTGAGCTTGTTTGTATAGCTGTTGTTGTGTAGAACTTCCAATATTTTCTAAATATCCACCAACTAAAGGAACAGATCCAAGAGCTTGAGTTCTAGCAGTTGGATACATTGTGCCAACATCTTTTCCTGCTAATTGTTGTGTAGCTACTTTATTTTCTATGTCTTTAGCTAATTGATTTGATAGCTCCATACGCTGTGCAAATCCAGCAGCCTTTTGCTCTGACTCAGTAGGTTTACCGCCTTCTGCTCTCCTTAATTCTCTTTCCGCAGCAGCAGCTTGTCTAGCATCCATTCTTTCACCAGATGCAATTTGACGGCTAACATAAGAATCTTCCATTCTTGCTAATGAGTCTAAACGCTTATAAGCAGTTTCCTCATCAATCACGCCAGTTTTAAATCCTTGCTCTAATTGAGAAGCCAAAGTTCTTACTTGTGGGCTAGTAGCTTGTGCATAAGCAGCAAATGGGCTAGGAGCTTGACCACCGCCCATTAATCCAAGTTGGCGTAAAGACTTTGTGCTATCAGCAATATCTTTAATAGCACCAAACTGTCCACTAGCCTGTAGTTGAGGAAGAATTTTAGATATATCAAAAGATCCTGGAGTTTCTACTACAGCAGGGCCTACTTCTGAAGGGATAGCAGTTTGCTTGCCAGGAGTATATGCACTTTGATATAACTGATTTAATTGTTGTGCTTGTTTTTGCTTACGCACTAATTCTTGAACTTGAGTAGCTTTAAGCATATTTTGTAATGCAGAATCTACTTGTCCTTGATAGCCACCTTGAAAACCTTGTAGTGCCTCACTAAACCCACTACCCTGTGGCATAAAAGATGGTGCGCCAGCTCTAGAAAACGCTGCGCCTGCGCTTAGTAATCCAGATGCAAGTGCTTGGTTACGCAGAGATGACATATCATCTTCTGATAGTAATCCTTCGTAATAGGATGGAATAATTGCCATGTTTGCCTCAGATTAAAGATATTCTAGGTTGCTTAGATTGTTGCTCTTTGTCTTGCAATAAAGATAATAATGAAGATACTACATCCACATTTTGTCCTTTACGCATCATTGCTTGCAATTGAGCCATTCTGTTTTGTTCTGCCTGTTGAGCATTGTTCTGGTCTTGCAATTTAGATCCACTTTGTCCTAATTGGCTAATTGCTCTTTGTTGAGTTTGCTTTTTTAATAAATCTTGAATTGAATTTCCAGATGCTTTTTGAGCAAGGTTTTCTCTATCATATAAACCTTGTTCTGTATTACCAATTAATCTATCGTAGTAACTAGGATTACCAGCATCTACACCTTGGTAATCAGCAAGACTATTTAAATATTCTGGAGTATATGCAGAACTAGGAAGCGAAAAAGCATCTTGACCAGCAAACGAGCCACCATTATTACCTAGTCCAAGATTAGATAAAAGGCTATTCATTCCACCAGATCCAATTGATCCTTGCCCGCCACCATCTAATTGGAATAAATCCCCACTAAAACTACCGCCATCACCACCAATAGAGTCTAACATTCCATAACTTGATTCACCACTACCGCCAAAAAGATTTTCTAATCCACCGCCACTATAAAAGTTTCCTGCACTTTGTCCTGCATAACCTTTACCAGCTCCAGATAACAAACTTCCAAA